TGCTTAATAGGAGAACGATATGCAAGGAGATATTTGGGCAGTAAACCCCTCCGTAAGTGCTACGTTCTATAGAGCGGCTGATTCTATTGCAGGTGCTGGTAATGTTACTTTAACAACTACTGATGCAGGACCTAACGGCGTTGGATATAAGATACTTATTACTTCCGCCGGTGATGATACAGGAATTACTTTCACTGTCACAGGCACAAAAGTGGGCAACTTAACAAGTCATGTACCCGCAGTTGAAGTTATTACTGGCGCAAACGCAACGACTGCTGCCTCTACAAACTATTGGGCATCAGACATTAGTATTGTAGCTAGTGGCGCATCAGCAGGGGACGTTAGTATAGGCACTACAGGCGATGTAGCGCTACCTAGAACCCGCATTAAGGCCTTCTATGTATTATGTAGTGCGTCTGCGGGAAGTTTAAAAGTTAATATAAATGGTCTTACCACCGGTAATAATACCGTCTTTGATGTATCAACTCCTGCGGGAGCTACATTAGTTCAAGACTTACTATTAGCTGGTAATGGTATTTTAACTGCTAGACAAAACAATGACTATGCAGTTGTAGTACCAACTAATCTTACAGACTACACATTGTTCTGCGGATAAGTTATGGAACCTGAGCCCTCCAAGTCAATGCAACAACGTTTAGAAGAATTGAAGCGTTGGTTTGAAGCTCAACAGGACTGTGTATAGTGGCAGACGCGAAAAAAAGAGGAATGGGGATTAAAACTTCGGTTAAGTCTGGTAATTTTAGAAAGACTAAATCCGGCGCGGGTATGACAACGAAAGGAGTAAAAGCCTATCGTAAAGCTAATCCGGGCAGCAAGTTAAAAACCGCCGTAACAGGAAAAGTCAAAGCTGGCTCTAAAGATGCAAAGCGACGCAAGTCATTTTGTGCAAGAAGTGCAGGGCAAATGAAAGACTTTCCTAAAGCAGCTAAAGACCCTAATTCAAGATTAAGACAAGCACGTAAACGATGGAAATGTTAAAAATGGATGAATCGACAAAACAATTATTAGACGCCACGTCTATCTTTACCGCTATAGGATCACTGCTTTCGTGGTTACCTCATATAGCATCACTTTTTACTATTATATGGCTTGGTATTCGCATATGGGAAACTCCTACTGTGCAAAAGATAATAGAGAAAAGACGGGTAGCAAAAACTAAAAAGGCAATTAACGATGCCCGCAAAAAGTAAGAAGCAAAAAAAGTTTATGCAAGCGGTGGCTAATAACCCAGAGTTTGCTAAAAAGGTAGGGGTTAAACAAACAGTAGGAAAAGAATTCACTAAGGAGAAAGACATGAAGAAAGTTAAGAAAATGATGGGCGGTGGTATGACAGCTCCGGGTATGGCAGGAATGGCTGGTGCTCAAGCAATGGACCCCAGAATGAAAATGGCAATGGAAGCTCAAAGACAACAAGCGGCTATGGGTGGCATGAAAGAAGGGGGTAAGGTTAAAAAAGGTAAAAGTACGGATAAAAGTACTGTGTTATTTAATAAAGTTAAAAATGAAGTTAAAAAATCAACAGGGCCTGAGAAAAATATAAGTGCAATGACATCAGCGAGAATGGGTGCGAAAAATAAAATGAAAAAAGATTTTGTTTCAGGTTATGGAAGAGTTTATGACATGGAAGAAAAAAGAAAAAATGAATACAAAACGGGCTCTAAAAATGTTAAACCTAAAGCTATGAAAAAAGGTGGAGCAGTTAAAGGTTCCGCATCTAAACGAGCTGATGGTATTATAACTCAGGGCCACACACGTGGTCGCATGGTCTAAGGAGAACTAGAATGTCAAAAGCATCAGAAATATTAAAAAGAATTAAGGACGCTAAGAACTACGTAAAGAAAAAAGCAAAAAGTTTTGGGGACGGTGCTCCTAAGAAAAAAACTAAGCCTAAAGCTAAATCAAATGGGATGAACGCGGAACAGAAGAAAGCGTTAAAAGAAACCCAAGCTCGTAATAATTTAAATAAGCCTAAAGCTAAGCCTAAAGCTAAGCCTAAAGCTAAGCCTTCAGCACAAAATAAAGCTACTAATACTAACAAAGCTAACACCGGCGGTTCTAACGCTCCAATGAAAGATAAAGGTAAAGCTAAAGTTCAGCCTAGACAACTTGATTTTAATAAGGCTAAAAAATCTGTTGTAGGTATTGCAGGTGCAGGTGCAGGTGCAGGGTATTTAGCAGGTAGAAATAGTGGTAGTAAGTCAGCTCCTACTAAATCAGCTTCTACTAAAGGTAATGGTGGATCACAAAGAACAGCTCCTAAGTATGTAGAGCCTAAAGGTGGTAACATTGCTTCTAGAACTGACAACTCAGACGGGTCTAAAGTAGGACCTAACATGAGCCAAGTTAATAAACCTAATGCTAATAAACCTGATGCTAATAAACCAGAAAGGCGTAAAGGACCTAGTGGACCTACTATGACTTCTATGGGTAGACCAAGTACCGGACCTAAACCTACAAACAAAGATGAGAAAGTTGATCTTAAGAAACGTGGACCTAGTAGACCAAGCATGACCGGGTTTAGGCATGGTGGAGCTGTTGGTGCCACTAAGATGGGTAAGGTTAGAACTGCAAAACCTCGCAACATTAATGGTATTGCTAAACGAGGCTTAACTAGAGCGAAGCATAGATAATGAGAGCCTCTCGTGGCATGGGAATAATTAACCCTAAAAAAATGAAAGCTGGAGGCCAAGTTAAAGCCAAAGTTAACAAAGTCGTAAAGGGCTTAAAAAAAGCTTCTAAGACACATGCTAAACAAGCGAAGACTCTTGAGTCACTTAAGTTAAAAAAAGGTGGTGCTGTAAAAGACGCATGCTATAAAAAGGTAAAGGCGAGTTATAAAGTCTTTCCTAGTGCGTATGCTTCCGGTGCCATTGCTAAGTGTAGAAAGAAAGGTAAATAATGGCAGTCAGAAAAACAGCTAAAGGTGCTGCATTAAAACGATGGTTTAAAGAAGACTGGAAAGACGTAAAGACTGGCAAAGCTTGTGGTAGGAAAAAAGGTGACGGAAGAGCAACTCCGTATTGCCGACCTACTAAAAAAGTATCTAGTAAAACTCCAAAGACATCTGGAGAAATGACAGCAGCTGAGAAGAAGTCAAGGATAGCACAGAAGAAAAGACTCGGTCAGCCAGCAGGGAAGCCGCGTAGAGTAGCTTCACTTAGAAAGAAAAAGACAACTAGGAAAACATAATGGCTACAACAGATACACATAATTTTAATCTAGATTTAAACTTGCTTGTTGAAGAGGCATTTGAACGATGCGGATCAGAGCTAAGAACAGGATATGATTTAAGGACAGCTACACGTAGCTTGAACTTATTAACTATTGAATGGGCTAATCGGGGAATCAACTTATGGACTGTGGAGCAAGGAGAGATACCACTAGTTGCCGGAACTGCCACTTACAATTTGCCCGCGACTACCATCGACCTCATGAGCCAAGTCATAAGAACTGGGTCTGGAACAACTCAGTCAGATATAGCTATCTCGAGGGTGTCAAATCCTACCTACGCGTCCATACCGAGTAAGAATGACACGGGCAGACCAATACAAGTCTATATAAATAGACAAGCAGAGATTCCTACAGTCACTATGTGGCCTATTCCTGATACTACTCAGCCTTATACTTTTGTATACTGGATGCTGAAAAGAATAGATGATGCAGGTACCGGGGTTAACACACAACACATACCCTTTAGGTTCTTACCTTGCTTGGTTGCAGGACTAGCTTATTACCTAGCAATAAAGATTCCAGAAGCTGGGGATAGAGTGCAGTTTTTAAAACAAGAATATGAAGAGCAGTGGTTACTCGCATCTACTGAAGATAGAGAAAAAGCTACACTAACTATTGCACCAAGAAGTTCATACGTATAAGGATAATAAAATGGCAGACCCAAAAAAAGAAAAGATGACTCCAACTCAAGAAGCATATGCAGAGGGTATAAGAACTGGAAAAAAAGCACCTGTTATAAGAAATATGGCTAAGGGATTATCTAAAGCAGTATCTACACCTAAAGAAAAAAGAATGATTGATAAGGGTTATAGTGATATACGCAAAGCTGTAGAAGCAGAAGCTAAAAGAAAGAGGGTGAAAAAAGCTGCTGGAGGCATGTTAAAAGCTGCACCAAATAAAGGGGTTACAAAACTACCTAAAGATGTACGAAACAAAATGGGCTTTATGAAAAAGGGTGGAGCAGTACACACTATGCCCGACGGCTCTAAAATGAAAGGCGCTAAACACGGAATGAAAGCTGGTGGATATGTATTAAGTGCTGAAGACAAAGAAAGAAAGAAAATATTTGAGTCCTCACCCCCTGCAAGAAGAAAGGCTGCAAAAAAGATGAAACATGGTGGTGCAGTTAAAGGCAAAAAATGTAGAATGGATGGCATAGCTGTTCGTGGTAAAACTAGAGCTAAACAAAGAAGCAAATAATGAGCAATAAGTACACCACTAATAAGAACGCACTTGCGGATTGTGATATTTGTGGCTTTCAATATAAACTAAAGACATTAAAAAGTTTATTTGTAAGAAAGACTAAGACAAACATATTAGCGTGTACCGAGTGTTGGAACCGAGATCAACCACAGAACATGCAGGGGATGTACCCGGTCGAAGACCCACAAGCTGTACGTGATCCACGACCAGATAAAAGTTTTACGGAAGCGGGACCATATAGTAGTAGAGATATACAATGGGGGTGGAACCCTGTAGGGTTTGCTAATCCTTTAGATTTACCCGGCATTCCAGATAATTTAGAGGGTGACGGAGAAGTAGGGACTGTGACCATAACAACAACTTAGGAGAAAGAAATGACTGAATATACACAACCACAAAATGTACCTGTACCTAACGTAGCAGGTTACCCAGAGAAGAATGTTAAAACCACTGGCGTTGTAACAAGGGGTAACGGCGCAGCTACTAAAGGGAAAGTAGCTCGTGGCCCATTAGCATAAGGATAAGTAATGAATTACACAGAATTAATTGCAGCAATAGAAAGTTATACAGAGAATTCTTATTCTACTGCGGACGTAAATACGTTTATTCAAAACGCTGAGCAAAGAATATACAATACGGCGCAGTTACCTGATTTACGTAAGAATGTAACAGGGACTATGACTAGTGGGAATAAATACTTTTCTTTACCTTCTGATTGGCTATCTACTTTTAGTATTGCGGTGATTGACCCGGCAACCAATGCATATACCTTTTTACTAAATAAAGATGTTAATTTTGTTAGAGAATCTTTTCCTGATACTGATGCACCTTTTTATGGTAAGCCTGAGTATTACGCTATATTTGATGATACAACCATGATACTAGGACCAACACCTGATGCAAATTATGAATCTGAGTTACATTATTACTATTATCCTGAGAGCATTGTCATTGCTGGCACTTCTTGGCTTGGGAATAACTTTGATACTGCACTCCTTTATGGTTCATTACTGGAAGCAGCTGCGTTTATGTTGTCAGAACCTGATACAATAGCTAATTATACGGCTAGGTATCAAGAAGCAATGGGGTTATTAACTAACCTCGGTGAAGGTAAAAACCGACGTGATGCTTATCGAAGTGGACAAGCTAGAATTCCCGTTCCAGGTACAAGCCGTCGTATAGGATAATTTTAAATGAAAGGAATAAAATGGAATTAGGTAATATAGATTTTGAAGTACATACAACATCGGGTCGGGGTCATACACCAGAAGAAGTAGCAGAGTTTGCTTTAGATAAGATTATGTATGTTAGCAAGGATGCAAACCCTCTCATAAGAGAGCAAGCAGAAGCATTTAAGGGCTATATTAGACAAGTTCTGATAAAATACTTAAAACAAGCGGTGCAGTCAGACCGCACAACTTTAGCGAATCGATTGCGTGAAGCAGGACATTCAGATTTAATTAAAATTTTGGAGATTTAACATGGCAATTTCACAAGCAATGTGTACATCATTTAAAGTTGAGTTGCTTAGCGGCGGTCACAACTTTAATACAACAAACGTAGCACGAACTGTAAATACACAGGATACATTTAAAATCGCGCTGTTTACATCAGCAGCAACATTAGGTGCAACTACAACCGCATATTCAACATCAAATGAAGCGTCAGGTACAGGGTACTCAGCAGGTGGTAATACACTGGCTATATCACAAGTGCCTACAAGCACTTCAACTACTTCGTGGTTAGACTTTACAGACACAACTTGGTCATCAGCTACAGTTACTGCTAACGGTGCTTTGATTTATAATAGTAGTTATAGTGATACCTCTGTGGCCGTACTAGCATTTGGTGGGGATAAAACTTCAACTGCAGGTGATTTTACAATCGTATTCCCAACAGCTGATTCAACAAGCGCTATTATTAGAATCGCTTAAATAGGAGCGGTTAATGGCTTCGTCTGCTAGCTACGAAGGGTGGGGTAGAAATACCTGGTCGTCAGGGTCCTACGGTTCACCTATGATAGATGTTTTTGTAGACGCTGTGTCTGCAACTGCAACGCTGGGCGACGAAACTGTAAGTGCCGCTGCTAATATAAGTGTAAGTGGAGTATCTGCAACTACTCAACTAGGCACAGCGACCACTACAAGTAACAACACTATATCTGTTACCAGTGTTAATGGCACTGGGGCTATAGGTACAGTTAATGTTAGTATTATCTATAATGAAGAGGTTACCGGTGTTACTGGCACTGGAGCCGTAGGCACTCAAAGTTTAATAACTAATAACAATGTTTCTGTTACTGGATTAGCAGGCACTACGCAACTTGGTACTGAAAGTGTAAATACAGGTCAAAACATTTTGGTATCAGGCGTATCTGCTACAGGCGAAACAGGTACAGTTAATATTGATGTAGCTTATGTAGGTTGGGGCGCTGGTCCTTGGAGTGAGGGCCCTTGGGGCACAGACACAATATTTATTCTTATCAATGGTGTTAGCGCTACTGGGGCTGTTGGAGATGAAAGTGTTACTGCTGACGCTAATGTAACATTAACAGGGGTTGTAGGAACTACTCAACTAGGCACTGCCACAACAATAAGTAACAACACTATATCTGTTACCGGTGTTACTAGCACTGGAGCCATAGGCACAGTTGATGTTCAAGGCCAACAAAATATTAGCGTTACAGGTGAAGAAGCTACATCTGCATTAGGCACTGTAACAACAATAAGTAACAACAATATATCTGTTACTGGGTTAGTTGGCACAACACAGCTTGGTACAGCTACCGTCGAAGCCGACGCTAATGTAAATGTAACAGGTGAAGAAGCTACAGGAACTTTAGGTACCATATCGGTTGAGACCGACCAAGTTATATCTGTAACAGGCGTTCTTGGTACTATGCAGTTAGGTACGGCAGAAGTTGACGCTGCTGCAAATATAAGTGTAACAGGCGTTCTTGGTACTATGCAATTAGGTACTGCGACTGTGACTGGTGCAGCTAATATAAGTGTGACAGGGGTAAGTGCTACAGGCGAAGTTGGCAACAATATATTTACTTTAGTGTGGGGTGAAATAGATACATCACAAACCCCCAATTGGGTTAAAATTGCAGCATAAATATAAGGACAAGATATGTTAATTGAATCAAAAACGGAAAAAGATGGTAGAATAGTAAATAAATACGAAGTGCATTTAGAATGCGCTGAATGTGGCATGAATGTAGATGCCGAAGAATACAAATCAGGAACCTGCTCTGATTGTGGTGCCGCGTGGAATGGCAAGCAACATACCAAAGTTCACGTAACAAGTGTGCCTGCAAGCGGTGGAACTAGCTAATTAGGAGAAATAACAATGGCAAGTACATTTTCGGCATTAAAATTTGAACTCATTGGCACCGGCGAACAGTCAGGCGTATGGGGTAATACCACTAATACAAACTTAGGTACGGCTATTCAAGAGGCCATTACAGGCTCTGCCGATGTTACCTTTGCAAGTGGCACAGTAACGCTTACTTTAACAGACACTAACGCAACTCAAACAGCGCGTAATTTAAGACTTAACTTAACCGGTACATCAGGTGGAGCACAGAACTTAATTGTTCCAGCGATTGAAAAATTCTACCTTGTTAATAATGGAGTAGCCGACGCAATTACGGTAAAAAACTCAACAGGTACAGGTATTGCAGTTCCAATAGGTAAAGCTATGTTGGTGTTTAATGACGGCACGAATGTTGTTGATGCAGTAACACATATGTCTTCATTGACTTTAACTACAGCATTGGCCGTTGCACAAGGGGGTACAGGTGCTACAACAGCAGCAGACGCTAGAACTAATTTAGGTGGTACAACAGTTGGTAAAGCGGTGTTTACTGCAGCTACTGCAGCGGCAGCTCAACAAGCAATGGATACCGAAGTAGGTGTTGATGTTCAAGCATATGATGCAGACTTAACTGCTCTTGGCGGATTAGCAAAAACTGATGGCAATATTATTGTTGGTAATGGGGCTACGTGGGTAGCTGAATCAGGTGCTACAGCAAGAACATCACTAGGTCTTGGCTCTATTGCAACACAAGCTTCAAGCGCAGTAAGTATTACTGGAGGAAGTATTACAGGGATTACAGATTTAGCCGTGGCCGATGGTGGTACAGGGCAAGGTTCGTACACCAATGGACAACTTCTTATAGGTAACACAACTGGCAATACATTAGCCAAAGCAACTATAACGGCAGGAACAGGTATTTCTGTAACCAATGGTTCAGGTGCTATTACGATTGCTTCAACTGGCGGTGGTGGATTCGCTAACATGGATGTCTTTACCTCAACAGGTACTTGGACTAATCCAGGCTCTGTAACTAAAGTAAAAGTCACTGTAGTTGGAGGTGGTGGTGGAGGTGGAACAGGACCAGCAGGAGGTGGTGGTGCAGGTGGTACGGCTATTGAAGTTGTAACTATTCCAACTTCCCCAGTTGCAGTGACTATCGGTGGTGGTGGTGGTGCTAATGCTACAGGAGGTACATCTTCATTTAGCTCTTATTGTTCAGCTACAGGAGGAGCAGCAAATGGGTCGCCAAACCAAGTTGGTGGGACAGGTGGTGGTGGTTCAGGAGGACAGTTAAATATAAAAGGTCAAGCGGGTAACCCAGGTATTGTGTTAAATTTAGGTGGTTCTGGTGGTTCGTCATTTATGGGTGGTGGTGGTAAGGGAGTTCCTGGAGCTGGTGGTGGTCCTGGTGGTGCTTATGGTGGTGGTGCTGGTGGTAATGGAGCTGCCTCTGGAGCTGGTGGTTCTAGTGGTGGTGCAGGCGTAGTCATAGTAGAATATTAAGGATAAAATTATGAAAGCATTAATTAGTACAACAGAAATATCAAATGTCACATGGGTAACATCGTGGGAAGAAGTCACTCCACCAACAGACCCTGTAACATATCAAGCTAAAACAGAATCTACCATTGAAGATACGATGCGAGTAGTTGAAGTGGCTGAAGTACCTTTTGAAGTTAATCCATTATTAATTTGGGTAGACTGTCCTGATGATTGCGTAGCAGATGTATGGTATTACAAAGATGGTGCTGTCTACATTAAACCAGAGGATGCTCCACAACCAGAGTAATCTATGTTTAAAGAAGATGGGTATGTTCATATAAAAGGATTCCTTGACGATAATAATTGTCAAGAACTAACTACGGTATTAACACAGTTAGTAGCTGAAAAGAAAACAACGAAGGATGAGCAGTGTCCTTTATCAGAAGCAATACACGGTACTGTAACCTTTGATAAGTTACTACAAGATTTACTGCCACACTTTGAGAAGCACTGTGGTAAGAAGTTATATCCTACATACAGCTATGCTAGGCTTTATAAGCCAGGTGAAGAACTTAAAGTGCATCGTGATAGACCTGCTTGTGAGATTAGTGCAACAGTCACACTAGGATTTAGTGGTAAGCAATGGGCTATCTACATGGGCGACCATGAAGACAAGTCTGATGCCAATGAGATACTAATGAATGTTGGTGATGCAGTTCTTTATCGTGGTATGGATAAGTGGCATTGGCGTGAGAAGTTTGAAGGTGAATGGCAAGCACAAGTATTCTTACACTATGTAGATGCTGATGGTGAACACGCTGACCAGAAGTATGATGGTAGAGAAAGTTTAGGACTACCAAAAGATAGTGAGATAGCATTGTCTGAATACTGGATGTTACTTGATGGTATCACTCATGGGTTTTGTGATAACCTGATAAAAGAATACAGCAAGAAAGAAACACCAAAAGAACCACCACATATTGGTAATGATGAAGGGTCAATAGACCTGAACATACGTAACACACAACGTGTTATCCTTCCACAACATGCAGGGATAGGTGCTACGCTAACAGCGTTTGGTTTAAATTCAAACCATCAGAATTGGAAGTATGATATTACCCACTCTAATCAAACAGAGTTTTTAATATACGAACCTGATGGAAAGTACGAAACTCATGTAGATACATTCCACAAGCACTGCGATGAAACAAGGAAGCTAACTGTGTTGGCATTTCTTAATGATGACTTTGAAGGTGGTAGGTTCTACATACAGAATGCACATGATAGAATGTACCCACCACAACAGAAAGGAACGATACTAACATTCCCATCCTACATGCCTCATGGTGTAGAACCCGTAACGAAAGGAGTTCGCTATTCAGTTGTTACTTGGATGGTAGGACCATACTTTAAATAGATAAAGACAGAAAATATGGTAAAATAAGGGCATTGCGTTAGGAGTAAAAATATGCTATCTATATTATCAGGAATTTTAGGTTTTGCTACATCCGGTCTACCCAGTGTGCTGAAGTTCTTTGAGCAAAAAGGTGACCAAAAACATGAACAGTCTATGGCTAGATTAGAAATAGACAGAACTATAGAAATGGCCAAGGCAGGTTATGCATCCCAAGAAAGAATTGAAGAGTTTAAAACAGATCAAGTGGAAATGGAAACCTATGCGGAAGAACGTGTTGCGTTATATAAACATGATACGCAGTTGGCAGAAGGCGCGTCTCGTTGGGTTATTAATCTCCGTGCTAGTGTTCGCCCCATTATCACCTATATTTTTGTTTTTATTCTTTTGGTGGTCGACTTTGTAGGCTTATACTGGGCCATTCAGTCAGGACATAATTATGCAGAAGCTATGCAGATTGTTTTCAGTGATGAAGAAATGGCTATACTAGCGTCTATTATAGGGTTTTGGTTTGGGTCTAGACACTGGGAAAAATAATGAGGGTGAGCGATGAAGGCATCAAACTTATTAAACACTTTGAAGGTGTACATAAAAAACCTTATATCTGCCCTGCCGGCTATTGGACTGTTGGCGTTGGTCATCTTATCAGTCGCGATGCTAAGCTTCCTTTTGAGTGGTTTAGGATTTTATCACCTGGGGAAATAGATGATTTACTTAGAAAAGACCTACGACGCTTCGAGTTGGGAGTACTTCGTATGTTGGGTACTGTGCAACCAAGTCAGTCTGAGTTTGATGCTCTTGTCAGCTTTAGCTTTAATCTTGGCCTGGGATGCTTTCAACGAAGTACAGTTCGCTCAGCGTTTATACGTGGTGATAAAAAAAGGTCTGGGGAAGTTCTTTTAAAATACCGCAGAGCCGGTGGTAGAATACTACAAGGCTTAGTAAGACGACGACAGGCGGAGCTTGCCTTATTAATGAGATAACACTATGGCACTAAGAAAATTAGTATTTCAGCCGGGTATTAACCGGGACAGAACCGATTATGCCTCTGAAGGTGGGTGGTATTCTGGT